AACAACGAATGGCGGTGCGCTCACTTTTATGTGGACACACCCTTACACCAATGTACAGTACGAGGTGTATTTTGACACAAGCTCAAACTATGAGCCCGAATTGGAATATACGAATTACTGGAAAGTATCATTAACGCTAAAAGAGGTGTAGAGAATGGCGATAACACTATCTACAATAGCGAAGCAGGAAAAAAACAAATTAAATACAGATTCAGTTTTCTTGGTATGCCTAAAAATAATTCTGAATGATACAGACAAAACAACATTCTACATAGTAAGGAACACAGAGGACATAACTTTCAACGGACAGAAGTATCAGGCTTTTCCATTTAATTTTGGGCAGTTGGAAGAAGATAACACAGGAAGTAATCCTGATGTTTCATTGAATGTTGATAATACATCAAGAGTTCTTGGCTACTACTTAGAAAATGGCGGTGGCGGTGTAAATTCTACTGTTTATATCCAGATAGTAAACAGTAAAAATCTTTTAGCCACAGAGCCGGAAGTAGAACTTATGTTTAAAGTGACTAACACAAAGGTAACTTATCAGTACGTTACCTTTACCTTGTCTAACGGCTATCCCAATATGAGCAAAAGGCCATTTTGGAGATACCTAAAAGACAGTTGCCCATTTCCCTTTAAAGGAGTTGAGTGCGGATATACAGGAAGCGTAACAACTTGTGGGCATTGTTTAAGTGATTGCAGAGCAAGAGGTAATTCAGTTAGGTTCGGAGGTGAACCAGCAATTGATTCAACAGGAGTATATGTATAAAGACCTTATAGGAATACCCTTTATCAATAACGGACGTGACATTAACAAGGGTTTTGATTGTTACGGACTTGTCATGGAAGTGTACAGAAGAAACGGAATTGAATTGCCAGAGTTTTACGCAGATTGTACTGATATTACTTCTATCCATGACATTTATGTTAAAGAAAAGCAAACACCTAAATGGATCATATTAAACAGAAAAGATATAACAGCACCTTGCCTAGTAGCAATAAGATTTAATTCAACAGTAGTAAACCATACTGGAGTATACATAGGCAACGGAAAATTCATTCATACACGCTTAAAAGTAGGAGTGAACATAGACAGAATAGATTCACCGGCATGGAGAAATCTTATAGAGGGATTTTATAAGTTCGGAGGGTAATAAATGACAACTCTCATTAAAATAAAAAACTTTGCGCAGCCTTACAAAGACAGAGAAGTACAAGAAGTAGAAACATTAGACTTAGAAAAAGTGCGTAAGGACTATGAAAAAGAGAATAATTGCAAAGCTCTTGTGACAATAGATACAAAAGTTGTATCTGATAATTACAAATGGAAGCCTACCGATAAAATGCTTATTATCTCTCCCTTGGTAGCAGGAGGGGGAAATGGCGGAAAAAACATTTTAGGCATTATAGCTATGGTTGCATTAACAGCCGTTGCTATGGGTGTAGGCGGTATGGTTGCGGCACATGGTTTTTGGGGCGCAGCCGTTTCCACATGGAGTACATGGAGTTACGTTCTGGCAGGAACGATTATGATGTTAGGCGGTCAACTTATTTCTAATGCGTTTGCCAGCAAAATGGACGATACGAGCAACGAAACTACTTACTCATGGAGTGGAATACAAACGGCAGAGGGGCAAGGCGGTTATGTTGCCATTACTTACGGAACTATTAGAAGCGGTGGGCAGACACTACAAAAATATTCCCTTACCTTTGACAATAAGCAGTATTTATACTGGCTTATTTGTGCAGGAGAGGGTCCTCTTAACATTTATGATGTAAAGCTAAATGACAATAGTATTTCCTACTATGAAGATATAACGGCAGACATAAGAGAGGGAACAAACACACAAAGCGTTATTCCCAACCTAAACGATACTTATACAAACAAGTCGCTTTCTTACGAAGTGAAACAAGACACATGGAGAACGGAATCCACGCTAGGCAATTCCGTTCAGGGTTTTGTTGTCGATATTCAATTCCCTAGCGGTTTGTATCATACGAGTTATAAGGGTGACGAAGAAAAGACTTGGGTAACTATTCAGATACAGTACAGATTAGCTGGCGGCAATTGGGTTGACTGGAAAACAGAAACGATAAAAGACTGTATTTATAGCGCCTTGTATAAGCAGTACAGAATAGACTACATTGCGGCAGGAAACTACGAAATAAGAATGAGGGTTACGGACAGAGAATATGACGTAGAACACGTAAGGACTTCAAATCGTGTTTATTGGACTGGAATTGAAACAGTAGTTTATGACGACTTCCAGCACCCAAACAAAGCTCTTATAGGTATTAAGGCAAAAGCTACATCACAAATAAGCGGTTCACCGACTTTAAAATTTATGAAGTCAAGACCGAGTGTTTATGTATGGAATCCCTATACAAGCTCTTACGAAACCAAAGCATCAGATAATCCTGCTTGGGCGGCTTATGATATGCTTCATGGTTGCCGTCATTTGCAACACCCAACCACAGGTGTATGGGAATATAACGTACGTGGTGTACCTAAAGAAATGCTCATGTATGACAGATTCTTAGAGTGGGCGAATGATTGCGATTCCAAAAAACTTAAAATCAATATCGAAATTGCCAAAGTCGGTGACGTTATGAGCGTCATTAACGAGAATATCGCCAACATAGGCAGAGGAATGATTGTTAAGTTCGGTACTAAGTTCGGTCCTATCTGGGATCATGCTCAATTACCAGTTCAGATGTTCGGAATGGGCAATATCATAAGCGGAAGTTTTGAGGAAACATTCTTGTCGCTATCTGACAGAGCTGACGCAGTAGAAGTAACTTTCACCAATGCAGAGAAAGAATATGAAAGAGATACTGTTACTGTTTATTCCGACAGTTATGATGACAATGACAGTTTAATGAACACAACTTCCGTAACAATGGACGGAGTGACTAGTAGAGAGCAAGCTTTCAGACAAGCAAAATATCAGTTGTATTGCAACAAGTATTTAAGAATTGGTTGCTCTTTTGAAGCAGACATAGACGCTATTAACTGTATGGTTGGTGATGTTATCTTAGTAAACCATGATGTACCTCAATGGAGTTATAGCGGTCGCATAGAGAGCGTAAACGCAACTAATAGGGAAATAGTCATACCTTGTTTAGAAACACCTACAGAGGGCAATTACGTGCTTCAGTATCGTTCTTTGAATGACACGATAGTTACTCTTAGCAGATTAAGCTGGACTAAAAGCGGTGACTACATAAAAGTTGTTGCTGATAGCGATTTTTCAACAGAAAATCCGCCTGAAAAAGATGATATTTTTGCTTTTGGTATTTCTACGATAGTAAGCAAGCCTTTTACTGTTATCAACATTACACAAACACAAGCTTTCAGAAGAAAAATAACAGGACTTGAGTATAACGAGAACGTGTTTAACGAAAACTATGTTATTCCAACACCTAACTACTCAACGGCAAAGAATACCTATCCGCAGAACGTGACTAACCTCAATGGGAAGCAGACGCAGTTTATCAATGCAAGCGGAACGGCAGTAGGGCTGTTATCTATATCTTGGCAACACACAGGATATTATACTGACTTTGACGTTTACTTATCAGAGGACGGAACTAATTGGACTTGGAGATACAACACAAGCTCTTTGCAAGCTAGTTTAGAGGTATCAGCATATACAGATTATTATGTGAAAGTAATAACATCTAACATCATGGCTTCCTCAAGCGGAGTAGTCATTGGTCCTATTGCCGCAGGAACAGACAGTATACCGCCTGACGTAACTGAATTAGACGTAGAGAAGCTTTCTAGTGGAACAAGACGTTATCATTGGACTTTTGAATATCCTGTACCTAACGATATTAAAGGCTTTAGAATCAAGCATTTACAAGGCAATAATATAAACTGGGATTTAGGCACAGAGGTAGCAGAGGGAATAATCACATCACAGCCGTATGAAGCTAAGACCTTGCGTGACGGCACTCATACAGTAATGATAAAGGCAGTAGACAACGCAGGAAACGAAAGTGAAAATCTAGCTTATGTGGTTTTGGACTTGGGCGAAACGCTAAAAGAAAACGTATTGCAGGAGTTTGACTTATCTAACAACAGTTGGGAAGCGGTTACAACGAACGGATATGTTAATCCGCATACAGGCTATTTGGAATCGTCAAGCAACAACAATATGTGGACTACTGGAAAAAGCCCAATGTGGGTAAGTGCAAGCTCTCCCATGTGGGGTAGTGCTTCATATAAGTCTTTGACAATTTCAGCAAGCATAAAGACTAATTGCGGTGGAAGATTAGGAGTTGATTTTTACGGAGATAATCTTCTGACACTACAATACAGAGTTTTACAAGTTGGTAACTTTTGGGCGGAAAACGAAGATAGTCCGTTTTGGCAAACACCTGACACTTCTTTTTGGAGTGCTAATTGGGGAATGTGGTTCACGTTTTCAGCAAAGGCAAATGTGGAAGCTGGAACAACAATAGAATTTAAAGGCACATCAGATTCTTCTACGAACAAAACGATAATAAAGAAGCTCATTCCTTATGTAGATGTTCCCGATAGGACAGAGCATTTTGAAGATTTAAGGATACCGGTTGACGGAATGGAACTGGATATTAAAACACCTAATTATTATACGGTGGCAGTAAGAATTGACAGTATAAGCGGAACAAATGAACTACTACAGCCACAGTTAGTAAGCAGACAGCCTTGCTATATCAAGATATTAAATTCTAGCGGAGAGAGCGTAGCCGCAACTTGTGACATAACTTGGCAAGGATATGAAAAGGAGGTAGAGGTATGACAGTAATTAAATTCACAGAAGCAACGAGTGATTATTTTCAAGGCACAAGCAGTAGTAACCCAACTAGCGAAGAAAAGTTTCAAGACTTAATCATCAATAACAACACAGTAAACAAGGCGGTTATAGACACTTCTTTGTGGCAACCGTCAACTAACTATGTGGTTGGAGATACCAGAAAATCACCGTCAATGACGGCAGGAATGTTTGCTATTTGCACAGTTCTAGGAACAAGCGGGACATCAGAACCTACATGGAGTACAACAACTGGAACTACTGTTACCGACAATGGTGTTACTTGGGTAATGGCAAAAGCTATCTCCAGTAATGGCGGTGATATAACTGGGAACCTTACCATAAGCGGTAATAGCATTGCGTTACTTGCCTATCCAATAGGTGCGGTTTATATCAGCATGGTTTCAACTTCCCCAACCACATTATTTGGTGGAACTTGGGCAGAACTCCCAGCAGGAAAAGTATTAATAGGTCAAGGTATGGCAGAAAGCGGAACAGTATATACGGCAGGAAACACTGGCGGTAATGAAACATACTCATTGACCGTAGCGAATTTGGCAAATCATACTCATAGTGCTTGGACAGATACTCAGTCTGCAAGTGGCAAGCTTTATGGCGGAGGCAACGCAACTCCAGCTCAAGGCGGAGCAGATGGGGTTTTCTCGTTTAATGGCACTCATAATTTTTTTGCCGACGGCGATAGGCATGATGGTCATAATGTTGCATTTAATTATTCACATGGCCATAGCATAGGAATTGGAGCTACAGGTAGCGGAACACCATTTAGCATTATGCAACCTTATCTAGTTGCTTATATGTGGCAGAGAATTTCTTAGGAGGACTATATGCAAAATATTTTATTATGCAGAAAAGGAATAATTTTCATTCAGAACAAAAATGTTTATTCAGACACTCAAGATAATTTTATCTTAGACGGTGGAGAAGAAGTCGCAGAGGGAACGGACTACAACCAGTCATTAAATGTTTATCTCATTAACGGAACACCGCAAAAAAGCTCAACATCAGAGCTTGATAAAATCATAGACAACATAGAAACCTATATAGCTAATAAATCCAAAAGAGGTGAAACAGAATGAGCATTATAGTAAATGATTTAAGTGAAGCCTTAAAACAATACTCCACAAGTGCAACACCTACGAAATCTTCTGCTATGCAGTCTTTTATGATTAATCAGAATACAGCGTTGCAAGCAGTTGCGACACTATTAAATAGCTATGAGCATATTAATCTTCAAAGGCTGACCGCTTATACA